CTTCTTGTGAAACTATCCTTGCTCCCGACCTGAGAACCATTCTCGATATAGTTCCGGTGGACCCAGCTACACTTGAATTTAAGTCCGAACTGATGGCGGATGGACAGGAAAGATATGTCGCTTATCAGCAACAGATGACCGGGATGGTGAGAATAGAGAAAGCTGGATTCTATTATGTCCCACTTGATGTCGATATTGGGAACCCGATCGGCGTTTCTCCTATCGTCTCTATGCTTCAAATTATCTTTTTCCAAATGCAGATGATGGACGACCTCCAGAGAGTGACCCACAATCAGGCTTGGCCCCGGCTCGATGTTTCTATTCTCGAAGAAGTAATCCGGGCGAACGCCCCGAGAAATATCCTTGCTAATCCAAAAAAACTCGTTGAGTTTATGGACACTCAGATGGACCTCATCAAAGGTGAATATGCAAATATAGACCCTGATGACGCTTTCATCCATACCGACGCTGTTAAGGTAGATATAAAGGAGCCCAGCCAAGCTCTAGGATCAAACGCCCGGGCGATTATGGACACCGTTGACAAGAACCTCGCAAACGCGATGCACATCCTCACCATCTTCATTAATAAACATCGTGGAATAACCGAGACTTATGGTTCTGTCCAGTGGAAGATTCAGGTTAAAACCGTTGAGAGCTTCCAGAAGTGCGCGAGCCGGATAGTGAACGACGCCCTAACCTTCGCCCTTAATCTCAGGGGGATACAGGGTAATGCCACTCTGGTATATGACCCGATTCCCACGGAGTCCCCGTTTCAACAGGAAGAAGCGGAACTGATGAAGGCGAAACGAGTAACCTTCATTCGTGATGCTGGATATATTTCCCACGATACAGCGGCTTCAATGTTGATTGACGCCGAGACAGCCGAGGGAGAGGAGACTGCGATGTTTGGAGCTGGCGGTGGTGAGTCAGTTGAAGGAGGAGGAGATGCAGGCGGGACCGGATCAACCGGGGGAATAGAAGAGGCAAAGTCGTTACTGTTAAGGAGTGGATATGTTCTGCACAAAAAGCCGAGAGCGTGATTATGGGGAAGCTGCTATAAAGCAGTCCTTCCTAACTCTAGTTAAAGTTGGATTCAAAGTCACCGACGCCCTTGTAATTCTTGGTCTCAAAAAGATCAGAGTTATGCGTTGGTTAAAATCCGATGCAGATTTTTGTGATGAGATAAAATCATTTCCCGTTTCAGAGAGGGAAGAAGGATCATAACATGGCTATTTTTAATATAATTGAACCAATCACTCGTCCCGATGAACAGATGAGAGGTGATGTTGTTGTCAAGAAAGTTGCCAAAAAAGACATAAGTAGGAAGAAAGAGGAACAGGAATGGCGCAACTTCGTCCCCGTATTTATGGATTGTGGAAATAGATAATATGACAAAACCAAAAAGAGATTCGACGCGCACAGAATATGATTGTGAGTGCGTTGACTGTGGACACAAAGTCACTTCCGAGAAACATTGCACTGAATTCTCCTGTTCCGAATGTGGCGGGAAGATGAGAAGAGTTGGCCGTCCCGGTGTCGGGAGAGAATTATTTGTTCACAATTCAACCGTTGACCCCCGCGAACCACGATGGTCGAGCATTGACCAGAGAAAACTTCCGGAGAAGGCTTTTGTAGATGGACAATTTCCTCACCACTGGGTTAAAGGCGGAAAAGTAACCGGAAGAAACGATGACGCCGGGAAATATAATTCCGGGGAACTTTTTCTCAGCAAGAGCGGCCTGATCGAAGCCCTCGCCAAGGCTGGCGACAATAATGAACATCTTAATCAACACAAATTAGAAATAGGACTCGATAAGGAGTTAGAAATGAAAAGGAACAACTTCCGTGCGCGGGAAACCAATCTCGGGGATTTAGGTTTTGATATTACCAGAAACAACCGGTTAGCCGTTAATGACGCTGACGGCGACGGAGATCGTGTATCAACCGAGATAGTAAATCAGGACTGCCGCTCCGGCGAGAACCTCTCCGATCACGAGATGGACGCAATTAACCGGATATCGAAAGACACCCTGAACCGCGAGGATGTGTTCATCTTTCCTATGTGGATTTCCAACGAACTCCGTGACGCATATTCAACCAGAATGACCCGCTCTTCCTTGGACAATTTTGTATCTGACCTTCAATCTGGCCGCGCCCTTCAGCTTGCTCACGGTGGGGGAATGTTCGGAGGTGGAGCCCTTGATATGCCAATCGGTTCATCCTTCGGCGGGGAACTCACTCCCCGAGAAGGGTATGAAGGGCTTCACGTTCTTGGTCATTACTATATTCTGCGTGGAATGAACACCGGTCTCGGAAATATGACCACCGATGATATTGAGAAGAACATCCGGGGTGGAGTTTATCGTCGTGGCTCGATCGGTTTCTCTATTGCCCCGATGGAAGGTCGTTCCGCTGGTACATATATCTGTTCTATCTGTCGTGAGGATATCATATCCGGCGATTGTCCTCACCTCCCGGGAATCGAATATGAATCCGAAGACGGCAACAAAGTTCTTTGTGTTGCTGAAGTCAACGGCGCCGGGATGAGAGAAAGCTCCCTCGTCCCGATGAACGCCGCACAGGGAACAGTTGTGAACAAAGCCCGCACCTTCGCCGCCGAGGGGAAACTTTCGGACAAAAACGCTTTAGCCCTTGAATATGTTTATGGGACAAGGGTCTTAAACAAAACACCAAAAATTCCAACACCTCCGGTCATTGAAGACCCAGAGGGAAACCCAAAAAGAGAGGAGAAGAAAACTATGGAGAAGTTAGTAGAATTTATCCGTGGTTTATCCGATATGTTCCCGACCCTGAAGCTCACCGACCGCAAGGTTGAAGGTGCTGAAGATGTTGACGCAGTTCGCCAGGAAATCGCTGACGCACTCGTGGCGCTCAAAGCCGACGTATCCGACAAACTCGCTCTCGTAGAATCCATCCCCGAGGAACTTCGTTCAGAAGAGGCTATCGCCCAACTGTCCGTGGAAGCCGAAGCGGGCCGGACCTACAAGAGTGATCTCGTTGAGACGGCCATCAAAGAAGGTGTCCGCGCCAACGGAAATGAGTTCGACGAAAAGCATTGGCGTGCTTTCCTCGCCGAACAAACCGACCTGAAAGTAATTCAGGCTTCCATCGCGAGTTTTACCAAGACCGCCGATGCGAAGTTGAGTCCTGGACGGGAAACAAGAACTGAGGATGACGTTCCGACTTCCACCGCGAAGATCGCAGTTGTCCCCGAAGAAGCCTATCACGTTGGTCGCTAGACCCGCCAAATAGGAAACCAAATATTTAGGAGATATAACAATGACTATTCCTATGCTTAGAGGAAGTGCTTATGAGGGGATTCTTGTAGAGCCCTTTGTGACTTTCGCCACGGCCCTGACCGCTTCTGCGGTTGGCAACGCTGTGAAACCGTCGTCCGGATACACCGTTGGCACCGGTATTACCGTTGCCAATGTAGCCGAAGACTATCAGGTTTCCGGACGCTTCACCAAGCCTGAAGCCGACGGAATGTGTTCAGTTCAGGAGAGAGGCTATTGCTGGCTTCCCTATGTTGCTGGCGCGACTCCGACTGTCGGACAGAAAATCATAGGTGGAGCCACCGCCGGGACTATCAAGTCTGATAATTCCAACGGTCGCCATCTGTGTTATTCCATCGACGGAACCAATTTACTCGCCCTTGTTCGTCTCGACTGAGCGGCGTAACCACCCAAAATCTTTAAGGAGATTTAAACAATGAAAGAGAAAGACATTAAAATACGGGTGTTTGACGCCGAGGACAAACTTATGACCCTTCCCGAAGGGCATAGAATTGAAATCGTTCGTCACGACCCCAAGGACATCAAATTGTCACCGCAGATGTATTCTACTGCGTCTGACAGAAAAATGAGCCTGACCGCTCTTCTGGAAGAGGCCGACCCGTCTGATCGCGATGCGAACGGACAGATAGTTGGACTCGACGCTTTCGAGCGCCAGATGCAACGGTTCGGGATCGTAACCAGAGCCATTCAGTCAGCAGGCATTTCCGCCAGCGACGGTTCACGGTTCTTCCAGAGCAACACCCCGGAATCGGCAATCCTTTTCCCGGAGTTCATCAACCGCGTCGCGCGGATGGCGATCTTCAAGCCGGATACCGTGGATGAGCTCATCGGCAATACCCGGAACATCACCGGCTCTGTTTATGAGAGCGTTCGGATAAGCTGGAATGAGGACGAGGTTCTCAAACGGCGTGTGGCGGAAGGGGCTGCGTTCCCTGAAGCAACTATCAAATGGGCGGACGAAGCTGACCGTGTTTTCAAATACGGCGTGGCTGTCAATACCACCTACGAGTTCATTCGTCGGTGTCCGCTGGACCTTCTGACCACGGTCATTACCATTATCGTGAAACAGAACCGGTTGCGTGAAGCTGATGACGCCATCACCGTCCTTCGGGCGGATATGGATGACGATTACCAGACTAACGCCAATGGAGCCGCCGGAGAGGACCCGAGTTCGACTGCGGCCGCGACTCCGAGAAACCTTTCCTTCCGTGGATTCCTGTCGTGGGCAATGAGGTTCTATCCTTATAGCCTGACAACCCTCGTCGCGAACAAGCAGACCCTCCTGACTTTAGTCACGATGGCGAAGCCGAGCCTTGATCCTTTTCAGGTTCTTTCTGCGATGAAACAGGGGCCGGATGGACCGAGTTTTAATCTGGTCCAGAGCTTCTGGAACAACTACCGTCTCGTTTATAACGAGTCGCTCCCCGAGAACAAAATTCTCGGAATCAACAAGCAGTATGCGATGGAGCGGATCGTCGAGGTTGGTGCTGATCTCGTGGAAACCGAGAAGATCATCAGCCGCCAGTTCAACAAGATGGTAATCTCGGAGAGTCACGGTTATAGCAAGATTATGCCGAACTGTATCCGGGAACTGACCCTCAATTAATCGGGGCCAAAACCACAATAACACTGGAAGGTTGCCTCCTTGCATTGGGGTGTCCCGGGTTCGCTCGGGCACCCCGCCTTCCTTTGTTTTTTTCAAAAGGAACATCCTATGAAAAAGATATTTTTATCTATTCTA